TATTCGTAGAATGCTTCTAACTCTTGATGATGCAGATGTACCGATGGACAATCGTGTAATGGTAGTTCCACCAATCTGTGCTAATGACATGCTTGGAATCAACAGATTCACAGAGCAACAGTTCATTGGTTCTGGTGATGCTATTAAAACTGGTAAGATTGGACAGATTTATGGTGTAGATATTTTTATCTCATCTAACTGCCCAACTCCTGCGGGTACTGACAGAGCAGGTATACTAATGCATAAAGATGCTTTAGTACTTGCTGAGCAAGTTGGTGTTCGTAGCCAAACACAATACAAGCAAGAGTACTTAGGCGACTTGTTCACCTCTGATACTATTTATGGAGTTGCAGAACTTCGTAATGATGCGGGTGTTGCGTTTGTAGTGCCGGGAAGCTAATAGTTAGTTAAGCTGTAACCCCTTCTAACGAGGGGGTTATTCTGAATTAATTAGGAGTAATGATGCCTTTTTACGATTTTAAATGTGAACAAAATCATGTAAGTGAAGAATTGCGTTCCTATGATGAAATGAAAATGGGAATAGAGTGTCCTAAGTGTGGCAAACCTGCACATAGAATATACTCAATCAATGATGTTAGACCTAGTTATGGTTACGAAATGACTAGATTTGCAATGAGAGAACGAAAACGACTAAGCAAGGATAAGTTTAATGGACATATTTGAAGATACTTGCGACCATGACTCAGTTGAAAACCTAGAGTTAGAAAGGTTTAAAGTAAAAATTAGAGAAATCTGGAATAGGTTACTTGAAGAATGTTATGCAAAATATCCTACAGAAGGTATGGACTTAGAACATTTTAAAGAACACAATGCTTTGCATTTTGCAGATGAGCCACAGCCAGAAGATGAAATAGACAATCTAATGAGTATGTTAGATGAGTTAATGAACCCTATGGAAGAGTTAGATTCAGTTACATCTGGGGGCAAAGCACCTACATATGGAAGTACAACATTAAAAGCCAATAAAGAACAAGGCAAAAAAGAAGCAGGAACATATGAATTTAAACACACAACTACAAAAACTCCAAGCGACTCTCGTTCTGGAGGTAAAGGTGGCTCGTATGTGGGTACGCCATCTGGTAGCATCCGTAAAAACAAAGATGCAAGGGTTATTAGAAGTTTTTCGCCAATGGCTCAAAGCATTAAAGATGAATTAATAGCATTAGCTGAACGACAAGCTATCGGTAAACGCAGACAGTTATTTAGATAATGGCTAAGAAAACTCGTATTGACCGCAGAGGAAAGATTAGAAGTATCGTTAGGAAATTTCCTAAAGAAAAAAGACAACATTGGTCAATAGTAAAACGAGCTCAAGTTTGGGAAAGGCGTAGAATTATTGATGATGTATTTGAATTTGAAAATATTACAGTTACAGATACAATAACACCACACTTAAATAGATACATATATGATTCATTAAGTACAAGTGATGCAGTAAATATAGACAACTCTGTATTAATGATTAGTGAAGCCACCATTACAGATGATGGCACAATAGTAAAAGATTTTCAACAACCTGCTAATGCAGATTCTATTAGTTTCAGCGATAGTATTGGTTTTGATTTAGGCACACTAAGTGGTATTTTTAATGCTGCTAAGTTTAATGATACAACATTTGGTGCAATTATGGCAGACCAAGAGTTTTATACAGACTCTTTGACTGTCGCAGATTCAATTAATTGGGAAGCAACAAAACCATTAACTGATACTGCAACAATAACGGATAGTGTTGGTTTAGTTTTTGAAGTAGGAAGCCTCCTCAACGCTGCCCCAATGGGTTTATCTCAATTTAATGACTAGGAGTAAAAAATGATTAGCGAAAACTTTAAAGTTACTGGACAAGTAACTATCCAGAAAAACGGAGAAGTGGTTAGAGATATCCCTAACACCGTTGTAACTGCTGGAAAAAACAACATAGCAAGCCTCATTACAGGTGCAGGTTCGGTTATGACACATATGGCTGTAGGTACTGGCACAACTGCTGTAGCAGCAGGTGATACTGCTTTAGAAACAGAAACGGATAGAAATGCTTTGTCTGTATCTGGAGGTGCGCCTTCAACTAATACTGTAGTACATACTGCGGTTTGGGCAGCAGGTGATGGAACAGGTGCTTTAACAGAAGCAGGTTTGTTTTCAGCCTCATCTGGTGGTACTATGAATGCTAGAACAGTATTTAGTGCAGTTAATAAAGGTGCGAGTGATGTTTTAACAATCACTTGGACTCTTACAATTTCTTAAGGGGGTTAGACAATGCCTGTTTTATTTACAAATAATGCCTCAACAACGCTTAGTGCAGGCATTAATAATTCACAAACTACTATTGCTATTGCTAGTGCTAGTGGTTTTCCAAGTTTAGGTAGTGGTGAATATTACTACGGAACTATAGCAAACACAAACAATACTAAAGTAGAAGTAGTAAAAGTAACAGCAGGAACTACATCACTTACAGTAACAAGGGCACAAGATGGTACAACAGCACAAGCTTTTAATTCTGGTGATAACTTTCAATTGCGAGTTACAGCAGCTACATTAGACGCTACAAGTAAATCAGATGTTGCTATAACAGCAGGTTCGGTTTCAGCAGATACACTTATTGCTAAAGGTGATGGTGCGTCAGCAGATGGTCAAATACAATTAAACTGTTCACAAAACAGTCACGGTATTAAACTTAAATCACCGCCACATTCAGCAGGAGCAGACTATACATTAACATTTCCTAATGATGATGGTGATGCAAATCAATACTTACAAACAAATGGTTCTGGTGTTTTAGATTGGAACACAGTAGATTTAACAGCTTTATCTGCAAGTAACTTAACCTCTGGTACTGTACCTGCAGCTAGAATTACTGCAAGTAGTATAGCTAATGATTTAATAGACAGTCAACATTATGCTGATGGTTCTATAGACACAGCACATATTGCTGATGACCAAGTTACAGCAGACAAATTAGCTAATTCAATTAACACTGATATTGCTACAGGTGTAACAGCTAATACTACAGCAAATGCTGCCCTGCCTAAGTCTGGCGGTGCAATGACAGGTGCTATCACAACTAACTCAACTTTTGATGGTAGAGATGTAGCAACAGATGGTGCTAAGTTAGATGGTATAGCTGCTAGTGCTAATAACTATGTACACCCTAACCATAGTGGTGAGGTAACATCTACAGCAGATGGAGCAACAGTTATTGCAGACAATGTAGTAGATGAGGCTAATCTTAAAGTATCTAACGCACCTACTAATGGTTATTTTTTATCAGCACAATCTGGCAATACAGGTGGTTTAACTTGGGCTGAAGTAGTTTCTGAAGATTATATTCCAAATGGTTCTGTTATGGTGTTCTTCCAAGCTAACGCACCTACAGGATGGACTAAGGTAACAACACAAAACGATAAGACACTAAGAGTTGTATCTGGTACTGGTGGTGGTACTGGTGGTGACTGGGCAATGTCAGCAGGTGAAACAACTTCATCACATGGTGGACACGTTCACTCGTCAGCAGCACACACGCATAATGGTGCAGCACACTCGCATAACCATAACTTATCCGCAGGTGCACATACATTAAGTACAGCAGAAATGCCAAGTCACTCACATACTGTAGGTATACCTAGACAATCAGGTGGTAGTAGTACACAAAACTTAAGATATGGACAAGGTACTGCGCAAGCAAACTTTGGAACATCAAGTGCAGGTAGTAGTTCTTCACACTCACACAGTTTAAGTGGTTCAATATCAAGTGGAGGAGATGGAGCAACAGGCTCAACAACTCCAGGAGATACTGGGTCAGCAGGTTCACACACGCATACAATTGCTGCACCACAGTACATTGATGTAATCATTTGCAGTAAAGACGCATAGGAGATAATATGGCAAAGATAACAATTGTACCAAGCGACACTACAGTAATTGTAGATGGTTGGGCAAAAACTGGTGTTGATATGTCAGCACTAGCAAGTAATATATGGGCAATACAGTTCGATTCTTCAGCTAATACTGGGCATATAGAGTATAGCGATTCAACTGTAACCGAAACAATTACATCATTAACTTCTGATATGCAAGCATTAGTTACAATAAATACAGATGCAAAAACAGCAGAAGATACAGCAATTGCAGATGCAAATACAGCACAAGCAGCATTAGAAGCTACATATGGATATAAAAGAGCATTAGAATATCCAACAATAGGCGACCAGTTAGATGCGTTGTATCACGCAGGAACATTTGATTCAACAATGACAGCAACAATTAAAGCAGTCAAAGACAAATATCCTAAATAATGGTGTATAATTTAGGCTATGCCTAAAGGAAAAAAAGATTTAGAAGTAGAATTTACCTGCCCTCTTGGAAGTGAATGTGAAGAGATAAGGGATAATAAAATCTACAGATGTATGTGGTACACTAAAGTTAGTGGAACAGACCCAAACACAGGTGATATAGTAGATGATTGGTCTTGTGCTATAAGTTGGATGCCTACACTACAGATAGAAATGTCTAATACTAATAGACAAACTGGTGCTGCTGTAGAAAGTTTTAGAAATGAAACAGTAAAAGGACAATCAACTTTTAATCAGTTAATTGCTAAAGCACAGGGAATAGAACTAAAGTGAGTGTTGTAAAACATTGGGAATTGTTTCCTACAGTTGTTGGTGAATGTTTAAGAGAAGATTTATTAGAGCCAGTAAGCAATCTTATTAAATCTATTCCAGATAATGAATGGGGATATCAAGGTTCTTTGTCTACAAATATTTTATGTGATGGTTTGAAAAAACAATTTACTAAAGAAGTTCAAATGTTTTTAAATGATGTTTTAAATTACAAACAAGATATAAAACTTACAACTTCTTGGTTTACTAAACGAACACCTAATAATGAATCAAATACACATAAACATGTTAATAGTTGGTGGAGTGCTTGTTACTATTTACAAGATGAATCAAAAATAAATTTTGAAAAAGATTCACCACAAATTCATGTTGAACCTACAAAATGGACAAGGTTAAATAGTTTGTCATATACATTAGTAGCAAAAAAAGGAACTTTATATATATTTCCTAGTAACACGCAACATACAGCATTGCCACATAATATAAATTATAGGTACTCAGTAGCAATGAATTTTATGCCAGTAGGTGTTGTAGGTGATGGAGATTCTACATATGAGTATTGATAATTTTGTAAGAGTATATGATGATTGCCTTGACCAAGAAAGTTGTGAAAGACTAGTCAACGAATTTAAACTAGCAAAAGAATCATCAATAATGTTTGCTGATAATGAACCCGATATAAAAAGAAAAGATAGTTCTTTTTTGTTACACGACAGAAATGGAAATTTAAATGCGGATTTTAATGCTATTTTAGATATTTATGTTAGAAAATATTGCGATGATTTTCCTTTATTAAAAGAATATCAATTTGGTTCTTTTCATAATAAAATGCAAGAAACAGAATTAAGTGGTGGATATCATAATTGGCATTGCGAAAACAATTCAATATCTACTTCATCAAGAATTTTAACTTGGTTGTTTTATTTAAACGATGTTAGTGAAGGTGGTGAAACAGAATTGTTATATCAAAGTATGCGAGTAAAACCAAAAGCAGGTAGATTAACTATATTTCCTGCTTACTTTACACACGCACACAGGGGTAATCCACCAATATCAAATACAAAATATATAGCAACTGGTTGGTATCATCTTATAAAATGAAAAAATATTTATTATTATTTGTTTGTTTTTCTGTATTCGCAGACCCTATAGTTACAGAGTCTACTAGCACAGTAACAACAAATGGTAATCAAAAAACAGAAGTAATTAGTCCGCCACCTAGTGCTATATCGCCACAATTTGGTAGTGGAAACAATAGTGATTTATGTACTATTAGTTCTAGTGGTTCAGTACAGACACAAATTTTAGGTTTATCAGTAGGTACAACATACACAGAAGAAAATTGTCTAAGACTTAAAAAAGCACAAAAGTTATATGTGTTTGGAATGAAAGTAGCAGCAGTTAGTGTAATGTGCCAAGACCCAGATGTTTGGTCTGCAATGATGGATGCAGGTACACCTTGCCCTATTGATGGTTTAATAGGCGACCAAGCCAAAAACGCATGGGCTGTAAGGACTGATAAAGTGCCTATGCCAAAGGAGGAAGATGAAATTACTGCACAAGAAAAGCGTGATAAAGCCCTTAGTATTATGGGTACTGTTGCTGCTGCCTTTATATTCTTTTAGTTATACATTTGGATATACAAGTAATGCTGCAATATATAGCAATACTTGGCAAATGAATACACCAACATTAGGTGTGAGTGCAGAAGAAGGATTAGATATTAGTGGTGTAATTTATAATTACACAGCAGTTAAAAATCAAGTAGACGATTTTACAGTTACTATATCAAATGAAAATGTAGATGGTGGGTACATATTTCAAGAAACTGATGATTGGTCTGGTAAGCATGGAATGAAAATACAAAAAGTTATTCCGTTAGCTTACACGCCAATAGAACAATTTAGTGAAGGTGCAATACAAACAACAGGTGTAGGTAGTGTAGAAGAGGCAAGTGTTATATATATGTACAGATGGGATTTATGTCGAAATCCACAGAATGACCCAGACTGTCCTAATTATGTTGAGCCATTACCAGTTATACCAAAGATAGAAATATATGACGCACTTGAAGATGAATATGTAGCAGAAGCTACAGACGAAACAGATAGTGAGTTATACGACAAAGAAGTAGAAAGCAAAGAAAACACAGAAGAAGAAGAAGAAAAAGAAAAATTAGAAATAGCTTTAGCATCTTCTGGAAATGCTTTAACAATAGCTAACGCAGTAACACAATCAGCTATTTTAAAAAGCATGAATATAGCAACAAATATTAATTCTTATTATGTTGCTGATATACCAAGTACAGTTTATAAAGATACAATTGTACTACAAGACAAAGATATAGTGGATAATAAGTTAGTATTTAGAAGTTTAACACAAGAACAATTACATGAAGAAATGATACAGGAGCAATATAAATGAAAAAATTAATTACACTATTTTTAGTCTTAGGAATTACTGGATGTTCTTTTTTGTTTCCAAAAAAAGTAGAAGCTAATACAGATATTACAGGCACAGTACAATCGAGATGTACAGTAGCAACTGATACTGTAGGATATTATGGAAACCCTAATGCCTACACATTAAATACTACACCTGCTGATGGTGGTCAAAAACCTATTGTTAGATTTGATACTTCATTAGCTAATGCTTATTACGCACAAATTAGTTATCCAGAGTCTTTTAGTTCAAGCCCTAGTCTTAGTGATAATGTTACTTGGACAGGTGGTGTAACAGTTGCACAAACATCTAGTACAGATATGTCGGGTTATCAAGCAGCTAGTACAACAACAGGTGCTATGAGGCAGTATGCTTTGACTATAGCAGGAACAACATGGTTTGAAGTAACATCATCTGCTACTTATGGTGGTGGTAACAATACAGCATTTCCTGGTGGTTCATATACAGCAGTTGTAACAGCACAATGTATCGCCCAGTAATACTGTGGGCATTGCTATCTAGTATTGTAGCTGCTCATGATATGACACCCACTTACCCAAAGTGGAAAATGTCGTTTATACCAAGTGCTAAGATGACTTCTATGGAAGTTTTTAATAAAAGGTCAGATGTGCAATGGTATCAAATAGGTGTGTTTGATAAAAATTGGCAACCTATACCATTTGTAACTAGGTACAAAATATTAAGAGTAAAGTATTTGAGTCGTGTTAAGTTTGATGTTTATGTAAATGACAATGATTCTAAAAGAGCAGAGTATATATGCTCAACATCTAAACTTAGAGGCAATGATGACTTTAAACCTATAGTAGAATCAAAGATATGTTCGAGGTTTAAGTGAGGTGGTTAGTTATTTTGTTGTTGTTAAGTACGCAAACAATAGCTGAAAGCAACTCAATGTCATTTTCTTTACCAAGTTCGGGTACAAGTAGTGGCTCAGACAAAATTAAAGCAGGTGATTTAGATTGTTCTAATAGTATAGGTGGGGCAACAAACTTTGAATTTGGGTTTACTGGAGTAATAAACAACGCAGTAGTGCCAATTATAGGTAAAAAAAATGATTTAAATCCACAGACCAAAGATGTTGGATTGTATGCTAGAATAATAATACCTTTAGATGCACCAAAAGAGCGAATAAATTGTAATACTTTATACCAACTTGAGTTACAAAGACGCAGATTAGAAGTAGAAAGGTTAAGACAAGAGATAGAATATCTTAAACAATTACAAAATGATGGTGCATTTAACAACTGATGGCAGATTTAGAGGACATAGTTAGACAAGGCGAAGGTCTAAAAGACAAAAGATTAAAGATTTTTGGACTTAGATTAAGTGGTGCAAGTATCGTTGGAGCATTCGCCTTTATTTCAACGATTGTTGGTACGCTGTATGGTGGCTTTCTTATGTACCAAAAAGTCGAATCTATAGCAAATTTGGACTTAGATGCTATAGCAGGACAAATGTCTAAGACTTCTGCTGATGTTATAAGAATTGAAGAACATGCAAACGCAATAAAGATAGAATTAAAAAAAGATATGACAGATTTGCGTAATGCACAATGGAATCTTGAGTCAAAAGTTGATGGTAAGTTACAGTCAGTAGACACTAAACTTACTAATTATGATGATAAACTAGATAGATTTGAGATAAAAGTAGAAAAGACTAAGTTAGATATGGAAAAACGAATACAAGAGTCTTTAGATAACCCACTAGCAAACTAGGAGAATAATATGCCATACGGAAAAGGAACATACGGAAGCAAAAGAGGTAGACCACCTATGAAAAAAACTGCTAAAAGAAAAGCACCAATGAGGAAAGGTAAAAAATAATGGCTAAAGATTCAAGATTAGCTAGGGCAGGTGTATCTGGATTTAACAAACCAAAGCGTACACCTAGCCATAAAACAAAGAGTCATGTTGTAGTAGCAAAAGATGGAAACCAAATTAAAACAATCAGATTTGGTCAACAAGGAGTTACTGGCGATAGAAAAACAACAGCTAGGTCTAAATCATTTAAAGCTAGACATGGTAAAAATATTAAGAAAGGTAAGATGAGTGCAGCTTACTGGGCAAACAAGGTGAAGTGGTAATGGCTAAACGAGGACTATACGCAAACATTAACGCTAGGAAGAAAAAAGGTATTAGTAGACCCAAGTCTAAATCTACTATTACTAAAAAAGCCTATGCAAAAATGAAAAAAGGTTTTAAAAAGTAATGGAAAATAATAGAGTACAGCTACAACTAGATAAACATTCTAATCAAATAGCTAAACTTTTTAGTAAGATTGACGATACTAACGATAAAATACAAAAAATATTTAATATGTTAAATCAAATTAGATATTTTATTTATGGTGGTTTTGCATACTTTTTAGCTAGTGAAGTAGGTATGTTAAATTTAATTAAGGTAATGGCATGATTGGATTTTTAACAAACATAGCCCCAATTGCACTTGGATTTGTTGCAAAATTATTTGCACTTAAAAGTCAAGCAGCACAAGAACAACAAAAAATGATGATAGAAAACCTACAAGTTAGGAATGATTCTATTAATCAAGCTAGGTCAATGGCACAAAAAGAAAGTCCAATGGCTGCTATGAACAGACGAATTATTATTTTAACTATATTAGCTTTAGTTATATTTACACAGGTAGCCCCTGTGTTTTGGAATGTGCCAACTGTTATACCGACAGTAACAGAAGGCTTGAGTATATTAGGATTTCAATTGACAGCAGACGAGGTAGAATATGTTACTGTAGAAGGGATGTTGAAATTTGATGAAATATTTAGATGGGCAACAATGATTATCGAATTCTACTTTGGAGCACAATTAGCAAAAGGTAGGTAATAATGAAAAGGGCGGTAGTTATACCCGACCAACACTTTCCGA